TGCAGTAAGGCCAGCAGTGGCCCTTACTATCAAGTGGTGAGATCTTTCCACAAAGATCTTATCACTTCACGGTAAGGCCATTGTCCTCATCAGAAGGGGTCAATCCCCCCCTGATGAAGATATGGCTAGGCCTTTTGCTGACATATCCTGTAAGACCTCCGATAGCTGACTATAAACGTTAGCTACCGGGTGTCACAGGGTATGATCCGGTGCTTTCGGATTAGTATCACGGAGCAACTCTTCTAAATCGATCGGATTCAGGAACTGGTCTAATGCCTTATGTAAGGTATAGCCCTTTTCCTTTTGAACCCGGCGATCAGAAGGGTTGGATTCTGCAAACTTGTCTACTATGATGTTTTCTAGCACATTACGTGCGACGAAATCACTTAGTATAAAGTGGTGGCCTAGGATCCTGAAAGCCTCCGCAAGGAGTTTTCCAGCACCCTCGGAACCCTTAATTATTTGCATAATTAAGAGCAGAATCTGAGATTTCTCTTCCATAACCTTAACATAACGTTGAGGTCTGGAGAGAATCTCACCCATGTACTGACCAACAGCTCAGGCAGGCCCATTAGGAAGTGATCATCCCTTACCTTCCAATGATCTGAACAACTCCAAGAGTAGGTAATACTTTTTACCGCACTCCTGGAGAGCAGACATTGGAAAGGGGGAAATCTCGGCTCCTTTGAATCACAATCTTTTTGCGAATTCAAAGAAGTGACGAGATTCATATGTCTTAAGTGCTGAAAATTCAACACCCAGACTAGTGATCACCTCCTTATAAGCGGTAGCTAATTCCTTATCGGCTATGACGATATCGTCTCCAAGTAGAACATACTTTGAAGACTTTCAATCCTTACCTAGTATTTTACAACAATAAAATAGTAGGTAATGATGAGTTAAGGCAAATGATGACCATGAGGAGTAAAACCCCATGGGGTTACCAACTGCATAAGAAACCCACTTTCGTAGGCTACTTATTCAGAAAGGATAACCAACCATCACTTGTTCCCAACTATCAACATAGCTTTTAGGGAACCTAGCAGCAAGGAGTTGAGAGATTACTTTAATTGGGAACCTATCTGTAGCGGCCGTAAGGTCGATACTATGATAGTATTCACCAGTTGAAGCAATCTTTTCAATTCCTTGCCCCTGATTGAAGGTACAATCCTGGGGAATCTTTCTCAATACCTTAAAAAGGTACTCGTGCAGTGGTTTTAACACTGTTTGAGACCAGTAGTCACCAATGGCGACTACTCTTACCTTATCTTCCCTATCGGGAAAGTAAGATAACTTTCTGAGATATTGAGAGGCTGTTATGCCTCAACCTTTTCAAAGCAGATTCATCTCCGCCTTGAAAAGGTAGTCTTGAAATACCGGCCCACCTAGCTCCTTCAAGTGGTCTTTTAGGTCACTTGGAAGAGCCTTTAGGTCCTGCATTGCAGAACCTATAGCATTATTAGGACCAGTTGGTCCTGATTTTGTAGATAGGTGGTATTTCTTGAACATAGCAGCTTTGGGAGTCCCTTTAACCGGGAAATACCCTAGTTCCTTTCAGAAAGATCCCATGAACAAACTTATATTAGGCAGTTCTCCTTTCGGAGCGTCTACTATAGGTTCGAACTTGGGAGTCTTTCCGATTGAGATGGCCCTAGTACCGAAAAGTATCGTAGTTAGGATACGCATAAAATGGGTATCCCCTTTACGTACTAACGGTATAAGGTCACCCAGGATTACTGGGATACCATCAGCTGTTTGTCTGACGCCAGGAACCTTTTTAGGGGTTCCAGCGATGTAATTCAAGGTGGCTGTTCTCACAGCCTTGTGTCATACGATGTATGACTCAATTCCCCTTGCTTTACATATAGATCCTAAACGATCTATTAAGGCAAACAGATGACTAGTGCTTCCAGGGTACGGGAATGAATAAATTCTCAGTACCCACTTAAGCACCTTAGACATTAAGTGGAAGAGAGTATGTTTAGTAAATCTAAATGTATTCTTCTTCATGGCTTATTGTCTAAGTTGGTGTCCTCCTTCGCTACCCCCTCGTTGCTTACCATAGTGGATTCCTGTCACAACAGGACATCTGCAGGTCGAGTAGCGCGGTGGTGTCAGGTGCAGGGAGATACTACACCCTTAGTGTCTTTCCACCGTCAGGGTCCTGCCTTCCAAAGCTCTCTTCGGAGAGACCCTACCTAAAGTAGTCCCCCCAAAGGGGCTCGGGTTGGTAGGCGTTATCCCCACTTCTAGTGATAGAAGCGGG